TTTAGCGCAGTTGGTAGCGCACACGTCTGGGGGGCGCGAGGTCGCTGGTTCGAGTCCAGTAATCCCGACTCTAAGCAAGATAAGCGGTTGATTTTCAACCGCTTATTTGCGTTTATGGCACAATCGGTCGGACAAAAGTCGGACACGAATATCATGGGTTGGTTATTAAGATAGGCCGTTTCCGCAAAAAGGAAATGGTTAAAAAAAATAATTTTTCAAAAAATGACGCAATCGCGGAAATAAAGAAATGGACACCACCTCGGCTCCATCTCAGCAAGGAGAGTTATGTCGATTTCATGGCCTATGACCCTCTATCAGGAAAGATGAAGCGAAAGAAAATCATGGTAGGCCGCATAAAGGGTAGGAGAGCGCAGCGGGAATATGCCGACGGCATTATCCAACGTCTGACGGAAAAGCTGCTTGGAGGATGGAATCCTTGGATGGATTCGAATAAAACTGCCGAATATACCAAATTTGATGTAGTCTGCCAGGATTATAAGACCTATGTTGCAAGACTTGCCAAGGAGGGAAGTCTGAGGGAGGAGTCTTTTGTCTCATACTGCGCTTACATGAAGATTTTCGAAGAGTGGACCGCGAAGAGTGTCAAGTATGTCTTTCAACTTGACAAACAGCTGATTTCTAAGTTTCTTGATTATGTCTTCATCGACAGAGGAAATTCCATACAGACCAGAAACAACTACCTTGCCTGGCTCAGAACCTTTTGCTCATGGCTGTTGCAGCGAGGGTTCGTCAATGAGAATCCGACCGCTGGTCTGGTGCTTGTCAACAAAAGGAACCGAGACAAGAACAGGACAACCATTGATGACAACGACCTGAAGCGGGTTCACTCCTATCTCGAGAGCAACAACAAACACTTTCTGTTGGCCTGTTATTTTCTGCATTACCTTTTTGTCCGTCCCAGGGAGATGTCTTTCCTGCGCGTGGGCGATATCAGTGCCAAGAGCAGTTCGCTGACCTTGCATGGCAACAGCACTAAGAACCGTAAGGGTGCCGTACTGACTGTTCCAAAGAAAGTGATGGCCCTTATGATTGAGCTTAGGGTGCTCTCTGAACCGTCCTCCTATTATCTCTTTTCCAATGATTTCAAACCAGGTGAGGAGAGGTGCAGCGAGAAACAGTTCAGAGATTACTGGAACAGACATGTGAGAAAAGACCTTGGTTTGCCTGCCGAGCTCAAATTCTACAGTCTGAAGGATACTGGTATAACAAACATGCTGAAGAGTAATATGGACGTACTGTCTGTCAGAGATCAGGCAAGGCATTCGTCGATATCCATCACCGATATGTACACTCCCACCAATGTAAACAAGGTCAATAAAGCCATTCTCGATTACGAGGATGAGCTTTAGAGTGTCCAAAAACTTTTAAGGGGAGCTATGAATCACTCACCGCTCCCCTTGAAAAAACAAAATTGAAAAATATATATTATGAAAGGAGATCAAAGTATTTCGTAGAAGTAGCCAGTCATCTCCTTGTCTATGCCGTCATCAGTGACGTTCATCTCTATTTTCTGACAGATATACCGCTTATTGTGGAAAATGAAGATTTTCGACGGGTCAGGTATATCGTCGGTGACGAACTTGAAAGTGATGAGGTCGTGTGCATCTACAGGGGTTGCCTTAAAGCGGCTGTTGTTGCCATCCATGCCTAAGTTCCCAAACGTCCGGTTGCCGTTACCGAACGTCCGGCCGGTATTGGCAGGCGTGTATTCGAGGGACAGCGACCCTCTTTCTTTTGACACGACGTAATACGGATAAAACCTATAGTCGGTGTAGAGCACAGGTGCACGGTAATCCGTATCTTCGTTGGTCAGCCGATCACTATAGACTACGGCGGCATGGCTCACCCTGTTGACGACGCAGTTGGCCTGAAACGCCACTGGCATTCGTGTGTCGTCACTGTCCTCTGATGTGGCGCTTTCATTGGATGTCCCTTCCATCGCATCCTGTACGGTGATGTAATAGTTGCCGTCATCATCCACTTCCATATCTTCCACCGAAGCCTCCTTCTCATTGGTAACGGACGGTACGACGATCCAACGGTCACCCATTCTGTCGATCAAAGATTCAAAGAACTTCTTTTGCTTATCATCGCCGTCGAGGTTTCGTCGCTGATACATGGCTGCCGGACAGATATTCAGCTGCTGCGAGCTGTCGCTGTTGATGTCGCGGATGATAGCGTTGAAGTAGCCGCATGCCGTCCGTCGCCATTCCGTCTCCTCGTTCTCCGGGTTGCCGTCTTTAGGAAGCTCTGCCCAGATATAATAGATGTGGCCAACCTTGAATATGGTGGTTCGGCGCTCCCGGTCGGTCATCTTCTCTGCCGCCGTGTTTAGCTCTGCTACTGTAGCATATTCCTTTGTCTTGTACTGTTTGAATACTGATTGCGAGATATACTCGCGCCAGTCGCGGTTGGCGGCACTGTCGAAGTTATACTCTATGTTCGACGTGACGAGGTTGTCCAGTCCGTCGTCATCATGCTCCACAGAGAAGCCATCCTCGCACTCATAAGATACCGTGTCGTTGGTCAGCAGTTCGTTGGTGGCAGAGATGCGCACGGTCTTCGCCACTTCATCGAAGACGAAAGAGGCATTGAAGAACTTGCGCAGCTCATCGATGAACTTATACACCGTCCAGTGTGGCAGAGCGTCCTTTATCTTCCCCGACTTGCAAGCAGAGACGATGACGAGACGGTTCCACGGATCCTTATCGAAGTCATTTTTCACGATGGCATAACCCTCATATTCCATCACCTTCCTGAGAACATAGAAAAGATATGGCTGAAGGGCAAGATTTATCATTAGGCGGAAGTCGCCCTTTAGTTTATGGCCATTCGTTTTCAACGTCGTCTCTTTCATGACTATCACGCGGTTGGCCTGTACGCGGTTGGTCTCATCGTTGACAGGCGCAAGCACCGCTACGCCTTTCTGACCGACAAAATTGGATTTAGTGAGATTGATGGGAAGATAGACAATCTTGTTATCCATCGAGAAAGGTACCGAGTAACCGAACTTCGGCAGAGTGGCCGTGTCAACACCACTGTCGAGGATGACCGTGGGGTACTCGATTTCATCGATGAAGTGCTTCTCGAATTTCGAGTTGTACTTGATACGGCTCTTGCCGCCCACTATCTGTACCTTCACTTTCTCCGGAGTGATGGAAGTGACGGTGCCCTTGCCCGACATAACGAGACGGTTGCCGGCATACAGTCGGCACGTCTCGAAGTCGGCAATAGTCTTTTTCACGTCGATGCGCTGTACATTGCCAAAGATCTTACGGTTGGCCGCGATATCCATCGGGAACGTGATATCGTAGGTATATGAGCCGGAGTCCTTGACATACTGGTTCTCGTACGTTACCTTTATTTTGTCCGAAGACGACGGGTAGGCCATCTTGCCGTTGAGTGTGCATACTATCATCTCTATTTGTTGTTTTGAATGTTATCCCAGTGCTTCTCCTGTTTCTTGAAGTCTTCCATCGATACGTTGGCCGTGATGCCACCGTCAAGGAGAGAGCCGATTTTCTCAAAAGTGTCCCGTGCCTGCTGCAAGGTAGCAGCCAGCTCGCTGTTGTCGGTCTGTACGTTGACGGTGGGAGCCGACACCACTGTAGCTCCGCTGGTGCCCATTGCCCGGGACACATCAGCTGCTGTAAGCCGTCCGACGGTATTGTTGCGCTGTGCCACGTCGATGAGCCGTAGAGCAGGAAGCAGCTGCGGGTTGTTGACGGCGTTGTGGTTGGCCACGAACTCACCCTCGTGCACCACTCCGGCCTCGCGGCGGTAGCTGCTGCCACCTGTGAAGCCTCCCTCGTAGTAGCCAGCCTCCTCGGCTTGGTGTTGCTTCTTTATAGTGGCCACTTGCATTGCGCCGTAGGCCAAAGCCGCAGCTGCGGCGATGGGCGCAAGAATGTGACCCACCATAGGTATGGCAGCCGCCGATTTATAGGCACTGATAGCAGCCTCGGCAGTCTGCACTGTTGCCTGTGCTATCTCTATACGCATGGCCTTCTTGTTGGCCTTGTTTTTCTCTGCGGCTATCTTCTTGTCTCGCTCTTTCTCCAATTTCTGCACCTTCGCCGAATTGTTTCCGGCCTTGCTGATTCTCTGGTCGTATTCCTTTGATATCATGGTCACCTTATAGTCGCAGTTGGCTTGCGTATAGGCGACATCGGCTTGACCGAAGGTCTGTATGGTGTCCCACGCTGCTTTGGCCATGTCTGGAAGATTATCCCAGAGATTTTTCCAAAGCTGTTTCTTTGCGTCAGCCCATTCCTGGTCGTTTATGAGGTCCTTATCTTTTGCCTCCTTGAGCTTGGCATAAGCTCCCAGATAGGTGCCGATGGTTCCTGCTGCGCCTATCATGCCCTGGATTCCGGAGAAACCGTTCGGTGAAACCACGGGATTCTCTGACAGCCCAGCTTTGTCAAAGCCACGTGCAGCAGCGTCGCTCATCTGATTGTCGTCCTGCGCCTGCTTGGAGCGGTCTTCGTTTCGCTTACGGGCATATTCGGTTTCAGTGTCGGCCATCCACTGCTCGTACTCGGCCTTAAGAGCCTCCAACTCAGCTTCCAGTCGCTTGTACTCAGCCGAATCCTTATCGAGGTTCTTCATCTTTTGCTCATAGACTGAGACGATGTAGTCGAGTCCTGCCTTGATGGTGGCTTTCTGTTCTGCCTCCTGCTCATCGAACGACTGCTTACGGAACTGACCTTTGAAACGGTTATAGGACTCCAGCCACTTTTGTTGCCGCTTCTGTCGGTGGTCTTCGTCCTTGGCATCACGTTCGGCCAGAATACGCTCATACTCCTTAGTGCCTTCTTTATATAGGGTCAGCCGCTGCTCGTAGTAGTGCATCTCATTCTTAAAGAGAGCCTCGTCGAGCTGTTCCTGGTTCTGAAAGGCTTCTGCTGTGGGATCGTAAAAGGCAGCCTTGAGCTTGGCGGCCACGGTCTGACGTTCTTGCTCATAACCTTCCTCGGTGTCTTTGCGTATCTCACCCATGGTATCTGCAAGCGTCTTAGCTTGCTCATCACACACCTTGTTGTATTCGTCGCAGCCTTTCTTATATAATGCTTTGAGCTTCTCATAATAGGCTGTTTGAAGTGCCTCTTTGTCTGCCAGATAGGTCTTGTAGGTGATATTGCCCTGCTGATAGCTTTGCTCCTCCAACGCAAGCTCATGGTCAAATTGCTTTTTGAGTTTTGCTGCCGGATCTTCCGTATGGTTAATTACGCGAGTTGTACCGGTTCTTGTATTCCTGCCTGTTCCGCCGCTCCCAGACCCTCCACCGCTGCCATTATCAGACTCACCATCGATGCCGGCTCCGAAGTCACTGTCTTTCAAGGCAGCTAACTGGGCTTTTGTCGATACATTCTTGTTCATGTAATCATGAAGCCATTTGTTCTCTTCCTGCAAGGCCTTGTTGATGTTCTGATGGACTTTCAGTCTGGCTTGATCGTATTTGAGTTGCGACTTGCTTTTGTCGACGTTGGACTGGTTGAGGGTGAGTTCTCCACGGGATGCCATACCGTTGTCCCAAGTGTCGTACCAGTGCGTCTCCGATGCAGCCTTTTTCATTTCCTCTTTCTGGGCCTTGATGATCTTGTTCCGCTTTGCTATACCTTTTTCCCACGCATCTATAGCCCTCGCCTCGTCTATCTGTTTGGCGGCGTTTTCCTCTAACTTCTTGTTGATGGCGCGCGCCAATGCCACTTGGTCGAGCATGGCAATGTAGTCTTTGATTGCTTTGGTGTTGCTCCGATACTTTGCGCCTTCAGTGTTGAGTGTGGCAAAGTAACCGGGTACGATATTCTGCAGCTGCTTGGCAGCGTCCATGCGGTCTTTCATCTTCTTGGTGTTGTCCTCCACAATTTTCGTGAGCTGCTGCACCTTCTCTTTCTGCGTCACGGCACTCTTCGCCGCATCGTTCTGCATACTTGACAAGTCACGGGCTTTCATTGATGCAAGCACCGAGGCCGATGATTGTACCTTTAAGGCTTCCGTGCTTTCTTTCGAGGCTTTTACAAGACCATAGATAGCCACACCAACCACCGACAGCACGGTAGCAAGGGCAGTCCATGGGTTGGTCATGTTGGCTATCTTGGCGGCTCGCATGACGGCGACATAGCCTTTCACCCCATTGGTGATGAGAGCATATAAGGCCTGGAATGGAACGAGGGCCGAACGGAGCAGAAGCAGCGAGGCCGTCTTGGCTTTGGTCAGCGTTAGCTCTGTTTTGTCGAGAGCGACCTTGATGCGTTGCCAGATGATGTTGATTTTAAGTTCGGCGGTCAACAATTTGTCGGCCAGCCGTGCCCCGCCTATGGCGATGGCCACAACTCCTATCACTCTGGCCAGAGAAAGCAGCGTGTCCCGGTTTTTGAGTATCCAGGTGATAGTTTCTATCATTCCGAGTTTCACCTGACCAAAGACACCAGCCATTTGAGCACGTATAGGAGAGAGCTGCTTACCGAGCTCCATCTGGGCATTAACCATTCTTGCGTTGGCCTTGGCAGCACGGTCGGCAGCCGTCTCTGCATAGCCTCCCGTCTTCTCCATTCTCTCCTGGATGATGCTGATAACACCTTGCACAAAGTCGCCAGCCTCGGCGGTCTTCTCCTTAATCTTTTGAGCGGAGAGTCCGAGGTTGTCGAGAATCTTTGGGCTTTGGCGGGTCATACCGTCCACAAGGCTGTTCACCATGTAGTCGAGGCTCTCGCCGGTGTCCTTGGCTTGCTGTTGTGCAAAGGCAAGGAGCTTGCCGAGCTGCTCCACGGGCAGATCAAAGTTGGCGAACTTCACGGCCTGCTGCATCAGTTGCATATCGTTGACGGTGTTGTGGGTCTCCTTGCGGAGGTTCTCTAACAGTCCCGGCTTGTTAATGCGTCGGAAAGCTATCTCTATACCCTCGGCCTGCTTCGCCACTTCCATGGACTCTTGGGCCAGGCTGGTCACCTTGGAGATAACGCCGGAAACACCTTGCTCGAGGCCAAAGAAGTTGGTGATGGCAAAACCAATTTCATTAAACTTATGAAGCCAATCCCACTTATCAGATTTATTAACAGCCTCATTAGCCTGATAAACATTCTGTAGTTCTTTTTTAGCTTTACCAAGTTGTTCTGTGAGGAACTTCCATTCCTGCGAGTTCCTGGCAACGGTTCCGCTGGCCAGTTCCTTGTTGATAGCGCTGATGGTTCGCTTGATTTCCTTGACAGAAGAAGTGCCTAAGTGCTGAAGAACATGGTCGATACTCTGTGCTGTAGTGCGCATCGACCCGAGTTCCTTAGTAGACTGATTGAGGTCCTTTTTCAACGTATTGAACTTACTCCAGTCGCCAGCGTCGGCAGCCTTGGCTATGTCGGAGCGGATGGTGGTAATGCGTTTCTCCAGTTCGTTAATCTTACTCTTCGCCTGTTCGTCATTGAGGAAAATTCGAGTGGTAAAAGTTGAAGTCTTATCTGCCATAAAAAATGCTATTCTTGTGATTATGATGTCACAAAAATAGCATTTATCAATAGATAGGGAAAATACGGATTAAACCATGATTAGATGTCGATTAAGGGTTCTTCTTTATCTGGAACCCAATGTGAGGACTTAGAGCCTTCGTCTCGTTCCCAGTGTCCTTTGGGCTTGCGGGCTAATTTCTCAAGTCTCTTTTCCTCTTTCTTCCTCAAATACTCTTCCCACGCAGCCTTTTTCTGTGCCTCATTCGGATGGTAGTTGCCGAACACGAAGGCTACAAAAAGGACTACGCAAATCAGTAAGAAGAATGCCGCCAATATCTCGAAATAGATAATCAGTCCGTCCATACTCTCATCTTTTATCTCTGCCACAAATATACGAAGAATATTTGGATAACACAAGTTTTTACTACATTAATTGCAGTCAATATTAAGTCTTTTTCCTGATCTTCTCCAGTTCCTCCGCCTCACGTGCTTTTGCGTCGAGTTCGGTGAGCGCACGCCAGCAATTAAGCGACAGCACTTCCTTTTCCTTGGTCGGGTCGCCACCCGTCAAGGCCCGGAGCTGCACATTGTACAGCTCTATGAAGTTGACATGCTCTGGTTCTCCGTCTTCTACGGTGGTTTTCTTGAAGAAATGGGGAAAGGCACCGGCCATCACGTGCTTAATATGGGCATACCAAAGCATTGTGCCAATACGCTCTCCGGGAGTGAGAACGACCTCATCAACCTTTCTGCCGGCATCGTCAACGGCATCACCATGACCGGCTGCCCTGCCTTTCCTGTCATGGTAGAGCCACATGGCCACATTGTCCAACCACTCCATATTCTTATCAGCTATGAAGTTCTGGTAATATTTCTCGGCATAGAGATATTCTTCGAAGCTGACTCCATCCTGCAAAAGGGCATCGGCCGCATGGAGGCCACAGACTGCATCCAACCTACAGTCCATGTCCTCCAATTGGTCGATGAAATCAAACTGGTGTATGAAGCTTTGCATCTCTGATGTCTTGATATAGATGACGCGCTTCTTGCCGTCCACCATCGTCCAGAACTTCCAGCCGAAGCGGGTGTGCCGGATGACGTGAAGACCGCAGAAGTAAATCAGCATGTACGTCTTGATGGCCGTCGATTCCTGCTCGATGGCCATGAGGTCGAAGACGGTAAGCAGCTGCTCCTGGCTCATCTCCCGCCACGACGTGGGAGCGGTGAGGTTGATGGTCACCGTGCGGGTCTTCTTATCCGTTGAAGACGTAGCCTGCGCTGTCCTTGCTGTTCTGGTATGGCTCATAGTGGTTGGCTTTATAGGCGATGCTCTCGCTGTAGAGTTTGAATGTTTCTTTGCCCTCCTCGCTGTCGATGATGCGCATCAGGCGGCGATAGACGGGCTGTTTGAGCGTGGCCACGCCTTTCATCGCCCAGGTGTCGGTAAACCGGATGATGCAGGCGATGACCTCGCGGTAGGGCTCCAGCCTGTTGGGGTCGGCGCGGCGGAAGGCATCGAGGATGTCGTCCATCTGGCGGTCGCCCATCTTCGTGCGCAGCATCTCCTCGGCTTCCTCGATGGTATTCTGGTAGCTGTTCCATTCGATATAGGTGCCGTTGCGGTGGGTCTCGAAGAAGTAGGTGTATTCATCGTAGAGATGATTGATGAAGTGGCGGGCCTGATCCGTAGCTCCCCAGTTCTCGCTCCGCAGCCCGTTGAGTGTCATAGCCAGTGTCTTCCAGTACTGTGTGCGCAGCTGTCCCTCCAGGGCATCTACGCGCTGCTTGCTTGCCGGAGCGAGGTTGTCGTTGCTCACCACGCCGAAACCGGTGGGGGTGAGCACCAGGTCGAGCTGACGAAGCATGCTGAGGAAGGCCGACAGGCACACGAGCTGCTTGAACCAATTAACGAGCGAAGAACCTTCGCCGAGGTCTTCCATGCGCTGCATGCCAGCCACGCCGAGCAGGACATCCTTACTGAAGGAAAGTTGCCGTTCTATGGCTGGCTTCACGCTCTCATATACGCTGTCATTGGCAGCCGCTCCAACGGGCAGGGCCTGTTCGAAATCACTCTTGGTTATTGTTATCTCCATTGTCGTCTGAGTTTGAGTTTCCACTAACTTTCTTGGCATCCTTGTTTTCGTCGAGGGTGGTGAGCATGAGCATCGGCACATCGACGGTACACCGCTCTGACCATCCGTTGTAATGCAGGATGACGTGGTAGGGCTTGGCCATCACATCGTGGTAGGGTTTCTCCAATGCCTGTTTGAGGGTGAAGAGCTCGCGCTTATCAGAGCCTGAGTTGTTCATCTGGCTCTTGCCGGGCGTGGCTCCTACGAGGTTGGGATGCACACCGTAGGCAAAGCAGAGGGCGTTGGCAGCCTCCTGCATGTCGTCACTCCAGTTGCCGCCCTCCTTCTTCGACGGGTCGTTGAGATTGACGATGCGCACCATGCGGTTCTCCTTGCCGTTGGGGTCGATATAGTAGCCGGTGATGAGGGCCTTACCTGCATTCTCCACGCCACACACGAAGTCGACGATGTTCTGCCGCTCCTGCTTCTTGCGCTCCTCACGCTTGACCGGGTCCTCGATGTTCTCGTTGTCGCACACGTTGTCCCAGTATTCCTCGTGTACCTCAATCTGCACACGCGGTGCACTGGTGTTCTTGATCATGAACCGCTTGCCGATGCCTATCAGGCGGTAGATGTCGTACCACGAGTCGCGGAAGATGCTCGAATAATAGGGCACGGGATAGTACTGATAGCCCGGTGTGGCCATGCGTGAGAGGATGGCGAACTTGCGGTCCTTGGTGGGCTTGTTATGGATGAGTCCCGTCGCGGGGTCGGGCTGCTTGCCCATGCGTATCTCAAGGTCGCCGAGTGGGTCCCAGTAGTCAAGCAGGGGAATGGCCTCGATGCGCTTCTCGTTGAAGTGGCCGACGCGGAAGTCGCCGAAGAAGACGTGCTCTATCTTTCCCGACACGGTGGAGGGGGCGTACTCAAAACGGCAGTAGCACGCTTCCTTGTGGCGCACCTGGGCTATCTGCGAGCCGTCACGGGTGAGGATGATGCAGGTCACGGAGAAGTTGTACATCTGCATGTCGGTGCACTGCTCGGCGAAGCACTCCTGCAGGGAGTTCCTGAGGCAGAAGTCGCGGATGTCGGGGGCGTCGACATCTTTCTTCTCCTTCCTGTCGACGAAGCGCAGCCCCTGACCGTAGCAGCAGATGGTGTTGAACTGCTGGCACTGGGCGGTAATCATGTTTTCCAACACGGCCTTGCGCAGCTGATGGGGCAGCATGTCGTCAACACCAAAGGGCACATACTGATAGCCACGCCCGTTGATGGTCAGCGGACGGACGTTCACCGTACCGTCGTCCTCGTCAAACACGTCGCTGCTGTCACCTCCGTACTCCTCGGAGATGGAGTTGAAGGCTCTCGCACTGGCCACGCCCTGGGGGATGATGCGGAAGTGCTGTACGCTGCCGTTTTGGCCGGTCTTCACAAGTTCTAAGTCGTTATTGCTCATAGATATACTTTCATTCCGTTAACTTCATAGATGAATATTTCGGGCAGCAGACGCATCTGGTGGCTCATGGGATTGATGATGCGCATGTAGCCGCCTTTCCAATACTGATGGTGGACGAGCCATCCGCGGTACTCCACCCGGTGGCCGTCGCTGCGGAAGGCTTTGATGTTCACCGTCTGCTTGCGCTGGTAGGCGAGGTCGAGGTATCGCTGCATCTCGCTGAAATGGATGCTTCTCTGCTTCTCTTTCATACCGCAAAGATAACGACGAATAGACTGCAATAAAAATACAGTAGAAAAGAGATGAAAAAAGCCACCGGCACTTACATACCGGTGGCTTCTATTTCATGCAGGATTCAAAAATCAATCGTCTTCGCTGTCTTGATTTTCATCTTTCTGTTTTTTTAAGAGGAAAACACTTGCAAGTCCTACGACGATAGCTGTAATCGTCCCCGCAAGCCAGTCATGCCCCGTATATCCAAGGAAACAAATAACACTCATGCTTACGAGGGCTATTACAAATGCCATAATTTGACCTATCCGACTCTCGCGAATCCTGAAATCTATAATCTTTTTCTCACAGTCAATGCGATGAGCTATCTGATGTTCCGCCATGGTAAGAATACGTTCTGGAGCGTCATGCATGACTTCTTGGTAAGCCTTGAAATCCTCTGGGGCAGGAAGAGGACCGCTAAAGGTCTTTCTCTGTACCATGGCAGAGAAAGCGTGGGCTACAACGGCACGCTGTTCGGGGTCTCTGATATTCTTGAGAACCTCGTCAAAATCCACAGGGGAAGGATGACTTTCGTTGGTTTCTTTTGGCTTTTCCTTTGTTTCTTCTTTCATAACGCTTATAGGGGATATTTTCTCATCGCTTTCCTTAAATCGTAACCTATTGCCCTCCAGTCCTCACGTAAGTCTGACAAGTCGTTGCCGCGCATATATCTTCTGAATGGGTCAGAAGACTTTATGATAGAGATGGATTCTACACCAGTTCTAAAGTTGGGCAGACTGTGCCTCAGACTTGTGGTGAAACAAGTGGTGGCTTTATTCTTGCTTTTCTTCATACGGCTTACTTCTTTTTCCTTATGATTTCGTTGCAAATTTACGAATATTCCATCGTAACTGCAAATTTTAATAGCTAATTTTATGTCAACCACTAATATGTGTATTAAAACAGGAAAAGGGGCACCGGCCTCACGGTCAGTCCCCCCTAAGGATTATGGTTAAAAAAAATGTCTCCTAAACTCGGAAGTCCATGTCGCGCCAAATGGCCCATTTCACCGTATCGTCCTCGACGGTGGTGGTGCCGAACTCGTGCATGAACATGTAGTTGGCGATGACGCGTATGTCCATATAATACATCGGCTGCAGGTCATCGGCAATCTCGTCCGACGACTTCGGGTCGAAGACGAGCTCTGTGCCCGTCACGCCCTTGCCGGGCAGGTTGTCGCGCGTCTTCATGTACTCATCGAGCAGCTTGCACTGCATCTTCTCTTCCTCGGTGCGGTCATTCTCTTTCAGCCAGTCGAGAAACTGTTTCAGGTCCTTGTTCATTGTTGTGCCCTCCTGATCTTCTTTAAGTCTTCCTTCATGTCCGACAGGCTGATCATCCAGTCGGTGAGCGTCTTGCGCTCTTCCTCGCTCTCGCTATCGCCAAGCTCCATGAGAAGACGGTCCTTAACGTCGTCCATTAACTCTATGCGGTTCTGCAGAGTGTCCACGTCGCAGAAGTCGCCAAGCAAGGCAACGGCCTTGCCGTCCAACAGCAGCTTACTCATGCCTCGCCTCCTTCCTTTTCCGGATGTGTCATGTTGAGCTTTATTGCTTCAACATCGATGATTTTAGAGGCTTCCGCAGCAGCTTTGATGAGTCCGTTCAGATGCTGATTGGTGGCCATCGCCGAGATCAGCATCTTCAGCTGGGCAAGTCCGCCTCCTTCCGTGTGTACTTTCATGCCTACGATGTCTGTGCCGAGAACTTCGGCAACCTCTACGTGGAGCAAAGTTCCCTTTTTAAGTTCCGCGTTTATCACCTTTTCCAGGTTCTCTTTCAATTTCTCGTTCATGCCTGGCCTCCTTTCTCGCCATTGTTCAACCGGTACACAATCCAGCCGCTCACGAACATGGCCGTGATGCTCACTATCGGGGCCTGCTCCACGCACACCGCGCCCCCGGCCATGGCCAGGGGAAACACAACGCCGATGCGGATGGCCACACGCCGCGTCACCTCGAACTCGGCGATACGGCTGTAGAACGCTGACCGCGTGTCGAGCCACTGGTTGATCACTCTGCCCGTCGTTCTCATCCTCTCTCGGAGGCTCACCGGCTGACGGACCTCAGACGCGGTGAAGTTGATTGTTGCTTGCTGCATAATGCATCGTTCTTTAAGCACTCCCGGATAGCCGGGCCTTAGTTTTGGCAGAATAGAAAAGCGGCTGCCGATTCCGCTGCTTAAAGAACGATGACTTCACCCGATGGGCAATAATCAAATTCTACGGAATGGCAACCGCCAATATCGTTGTTGCGAGAAACTCCTCGCGTTTTGTCGGGCATAAAAAAAGCCCGACTTTTGATGTCCGAGCAATAACCGCTGCTCACCGGGATGGACTACCATCGTTCTTTAAGCGATGGCAAAGATAGGGAGAAAAAGCGGAACGGCAAAGGAAAATGGTGGAGAAAATGAGTTTCACCACCATTTTTAACATTTCAGCCCCACAATTCCATCGAGGAGTTGCTTATTGCACATAGGTGAAGCTATTTGTTTTTATTCTTTTCTAAAGAAGAAGCAAGTGACTCGTCTAATTGCTTTGTAATCTTTTCGAACACATTTTTTGAAATGCGGGATGAGATTTCCTCGACTTGTTCTGGGGTCAATAAAGTCCCTTCAATTTGCGATTTAGGACTTAAACTGCTTATCATTATGCCTGCCATAGAAAACCTCCTTACTTAAAATAGTTGTTGAAAAATGGAGCATTCAGCTCTGGTCTGAAATAATGCTTCCTGTTTATCCACACGAATCCGTCGCCTTTCGATATTACGGCAACATCCACAGGGCCACCAACGGTCTCTTCTCCCGGCTGCATTCTCCTTACAAGAGAAGTAAGGGAAATGAAGCTTTCTGCCATATTTGCCATATCCTCTTTGTCCAATGATACAACCGTATTCAATAAAGGAACTGTATAAGTGTCACGCATCTCTCTGTTGATTTGATATGTTATGTCACGGATGACGGAATTTATATCAAGACCTTTGATGGCTGAGGACACAGTAGCAGTCGATGGATCTGCGTCCAGTTTGTTGGTAATGGCTTTAGAAAACGACTTGATGGATTCCTCTATGACGTTATAAATGATGTCTTGAAAAGACGGGTTGATGCCACGGATGATAGTTTGCGTCACATCTACCTGGGCAAAAGGACATATTACCGCACCTGGTCCATGTTCCGAGATGATGGCAATATTATTTTCATCCACGAAATAACGCAAGTGGTTGTCTATACCTAACAATACGTTGATAGGAAACAGTGAAGGGTATATTTCTGACTCCCCATAGCCGACAAACACCAAACCTGTGTCTAAGGAAGTGTTCAGCCTTGCGGACAAATAATAAAAAAAGGACTCACATAATACATCTTGGAAGTCCATTCCATTAAGCTTGGCATAGTCCTCAACTTCTGCGAACGCAATTTTTTTAAAAGCATCATACTCATATCCGTCGAATTCTGGACATTTTAGGGTCTGTTTATTGCTTTCCATGCAAATCTGAAGTTTCTCAACCAATACATCGGAGGTTTGTTCTTCAGGCTTCGTTCCCTTTTCGCGAAAAATCTCATTTCTGCAAATGTTTACAAACGAGTCCAATTGCAATCTCAAAAACGAGCGCTGGGTCTTGTCGTCGCAAAAGAAATGGCGGAAATGAAGAAAACGTATGAAGTCATCAACGTAATCTTTAAGAAAGGGAAACGCCTTTTCTCCAAGTTCTTTCCTGTATTCTTTAATGATGATGTCCCAGGGCACACCCATAAAAGCAGCATTACTATACGTCATAACAGCCACGGGGTGGTATTTCGATAGTGTGAAGATCTTATTCGCACTATTCACCACTTTGTGGGTGTTGCCCATCGTCACCGCACTGTCTGCGGCAATTGCCGCACCGTGCTTGTTTAATACTGCTACGATTGCTGTCATACAATGTTTTCCTTTTATAATACAAATATAGTCTGTTTATCTCAATCAGCCAAGTTCCAACAGGTATTTGGGCTTATCGTCCTGCCTTTGCATCTCGTTCATTATCTCTGTCCAACCCGGCATAGCTAAATCTTTATGTTGTCAACACTACTGTAAGAGTGTACTTCATAATTATCTTTATCATATCGCGATATAGCCTCATAACTTTCTCAAGGCTTGTATTGTCTTGTTTGCACGATGAAGTGTTGGTCATCGCACACAATTGTTTTATTTCTTTAGAAATGTCCATATCGAAATATTTTAACCTTACTCTTATAATTAAAATGCAAATATAGCATGTTTGTTTTAAAGGTGCAAGACCTAACTGTCATTTTTATCTTATTTTTTGTTTCAAATATGATAAACAAGGTCTACAATGGCAAGGAAATTATCTCCGATTACAACGGCAGAGGTAAACAATCTTTCTGAGATTGCAAAGGGTAAAGTTGGAAAAGCGGAACGGCAAAGGAAAATGGTGGAGAAAATGAGTTTTCACCACCATTTTTAACATTTGGAGGGGTGGTGAAGTTCGTAAAACTCATTTAATCCCTCAGTCCCAAGCTCTTTTTCTTTCGGTCGAGAATCTTTTTCTTAAACATGGCCATCTTTTGCAATATCGTCACGCTGTCATCTTTCCGTGAGATGAATATATTCCTGTCAAAGATAAACTTCAAAATTGTATCTCCACTCACCTGTTCAAATGAAAGATTACCCATGGTGATAATGTCAAGGCCGATGACAAATTCAGCTGCCCCTATGGCATCCGGCAGTATTGCGGCTTCCACGTATGCCATATAATCCCTGTCTCCTGGCAGAGCGAAGCAGAGTGTTGTCATCCGCCTCATGTTTCCATTTGCTGTCGCAGAATGCATTTCACTTGCCTCTTCCAATCCCAGCTCGTTGACAATTCTTTCTGACACGAGCGATTGCGAAGCCCCAGTGTCCCATAGCGCATTGACCACCATTGAACTCTTTGTGAGGTTGTTATACACTCTCAAAGGTGTCACTATGCTCAACGGCTCCTTGCCTATATTATAGATGAACACATTGTCGGGGATATACTTATTTACCATATGCTTTGACCCTTTATTTGTTCCCTTCAAACTTCCTTATCAGGTTGTAGATGGTATGGTAGGACCTCCACTTGCTGTTGGTGTCATCACCCGTATGGATGAAGTAGTCGTGGTTGAACACGAATTCCATCAGTGTGCCTTCCTTTGTGCGCGTGAGTGAGAAGTCGCCCATGGTAATGATGTCAAGGCCGATGATGAACTCTACGCCAACGGAGATCTTCGGCACGATCCGGGGATGGATATAGGTGTACCACTCATTGTTGCCCGGAAAGGCGATGGCACAGCCCATCTCGCTCGGCATCGTCTGGCCAACGCCGTCCATCAGTCCGGCTGGACGGCGCGACACGCCAAGGCTGTCGGCAAGCCGTTCTGACATCACCGAGTACTGGGCGCCGGTGTCCCACATGGCATCGAGTACTATACCTTTCTCATGATACTGGTTCTCTATTTTCGCAGGGGTCTTCAGCAGCCCGCAGCCATCAGGGAAGAAAAACTTCAGCCTGTCTTTCTCACTCGTTAAGTCTGTCATACCTTATATTGTTATTATTGATGCTGCAAATATAACCATTCCTTTCTAATTTTCCAACGTTGGGAAGAAATGAATCGAAAAAGCCTCCCACGCATCACGCGCAGGAGGCTCCAAGAGTTCATTTATTTATTTCATCTGCGCATGACGCACAGCTAAAATCTTACAAGGGAAATATCAGACAACGTCTTGCCCAAATCCCGTATGCCTTTCTGTATTTCCTCGATCCTTTTCTCACTCGGTTTCTTACTGCCTGAAATATATTGGCGCATAAGAGAAGGGTTAATACCAATCTGTTTGGCTACCAAGCTCGCATTGAGGGGAAATTTATCGAAGAATGCCCAAATGTCATATTTGAATGTCATTTCCAACTCGGGCATATCAACACCATCTATGTCAATGTATTCCTGCCGAGCATTAAGCAAGTCTTTGACAGCTGCATCTACGGTAGGACCATATCCGGAAAGACCATGCTTTTCATCAACATCTTTCTCCAGAAAGCAAGAACAATTTCTCACTCCAGGCTGCTTCTCTGCAATAACTGTCACCTTCATATCTTTTCTGTTTTATGTTCTATATAAAAAGAGTTCTCGCAATCATTCCATTCATTACTGAAAGGTTGCCAGCACTTTCGCGCTGGCATCCTTTTAATCAGTACCAAAAAGTTGCATCATGATCTTTTTACGAAGACCTGTGCTAACTTCCTGTGCGTCATGTCTCGGTACCATTGCGGTGTGTCCGTTATCCGGATTCAACCACATGTCGTGCCGAGAACCGTGTCTTTGCAGGCGGCATCCCTTTTTAAGGAGTAGCCTTTTAAATTCACTGGTTTTCATACACAATTGAAATGAAATAAAATAAAGAACTCTTTGTCTTAATGACACTGCAAAGGTAGCGAAAAAGTTACATTCCGCCAAATTTTGAAGTAACTTTTTTGCTACCCAATTAAGATTTAACATTTCACCAATGACAAAGGCCGGCAGCCTCACGGATACCAGCCTTCTGAGAATGTTTAATTAATCTTATTGTATGAATTTCACTTTGCTGCAAAAGAAATAGGGGCGGCGAGATTAAAAGTGGCCGCCCCTAAAGCCAAATACCTCTGAATGTAAGTTGGTGAGCGCTTGAACTTCTGTTGCAAAGGTAAGCAAATTATAGGATATTTCCAACGTTGGCAGGAAAATAGTTACAGATTTCCCAACGACATGGCGGCATTGGTATTACCACCGTTATGTCTGGCCAGTGCTGTGGTATCACCGAACATGGCAGCGAGGGCATCGGAGATCAAACCCTGGTAGGCATCGCCGTAGCACTGAGCCTCGAAGTCGTTCAGGCGATGGATGCTATAGAGGTACTTCTTCATGAACCAGTCGCGCCGCTGGCGGTGCCCCTTACCTTTGTTCCACTTCTTGCCACGCAGGAACTGCAGGCCGTTCTCATCATCCTTGCCGCTGTTGCCTCGACGGTAGCCATTGCCGGTACCAGCGGCCACATAGATGCCATACTCCAAGAAGTGATGCTCTATGGTGGTCGGGGTACCGGGATGAAGCACGCCTGTCAACGACTGATACAAAGCGCCCGTGTCATAGACGGGTGGCGAGAACTTCATCATCTTCTCCTGCCAGATCTTCACCATGAAGTCGGTCCACCGCTGCTCGTACTGCTCGTGGTCCTGCTCCGTGAGGCTACCCCTCAGTCCATTGTCTGCTGTCATAAGTCAGGTCGATTGGTTCGTCGTTCTCCACCATGAAGTAGAGTCCCGTAACGCCAGACATGAGGTATTCCGGGAACTCGTTGCTGTAGATGCGCTCCACCTGCATGTATTCCAGCGCGTCGCCGCAGGTCATCTCCTCGCGGTCGTGGATAAGACGGGAGTGCATCTGCCGGAAGATGGCGCGGCAGAGGTTCAGCTGCTGCTCGCGGTCGGCCATGTCGTCGATGCGGTAGGGGGCGACGATGAAGACGGTATAGACGCTCTTGCGGAAATAGCCCACTCCGTTGGAGTAGGTATTCTGCGAGGTAGTGTCGTCAACGAGGATATACTTGGCTGTCTTACGAAAGTCGCTCATCATGTCCTGCATGCCGCCGAGACCGGAGCACCGCCCCACCTTGAAGCCCTGCTCTGTGGCCAGCCTGTTCTGCCTTGCCATCGTCTCGAAATAGTCGAAGGCATTGAATATCGTTTCCTGAGCCATATCACTCTACCTTGATATACTGGTTGTACCTGATGGTGGCGTGGGGGTTGAAGTTCACAACTTTCACCTTGTAACCTTTCGTTCCCCATCGCCACCAGAGGAACTTATGCTTATATTCCCTATATACGATGGTCGCCACTGAGTCGCTGACCGTATAGACGATCGTCGTGTCGGGCGGTTTCATACTTAGTGTGAAGCGGGCCCAGCGGTCGGCATACTCATAGCGGCTGTTGGCCTTTGCCTCCAGCCTGACGGTGTCGTGGATGGCGGTGCCACTCAGCTGCTGTGCCTCTATCTGCCCGAGCCTTAGCCGTAGCTCCTTGATGAGCTGCTTGTCGGCCAGCTCTGTCTTATAGGTACTCCGCTCCACGGGGATGGCCGCAGAGGTGGCCACAGGGATGGTGTCGCGGATGGTATCGTATTGGATGAGCGGTTCTATCTGTGCATGGGCGAGCTGTATTTTCAGCTCTTCCACCTTCTGCTTGCTCTTTTGCGAATCATTCCATGCTAGGACAACACCAACGATGGCCATGATGAAAGCGAGCAGGGATAATAGTGTGTTCTTATAGTTTTGCATACTCTTCCTCCGCATTAAAGCAAGGGCAGGCCTTCACCCACTCCGCAGGTTCTATTTTCCCGTCATGGTTCAAATCGGGCGATAGGTCGCGGTGACCGCAGATGCGGGCACCGGGGAACTGCTTCTTTAGCTTCCGCAGCAGGTCGGCGAGGGCTCTGCGCTGGGCCGGCGTGCGTGTGTCCTTAGGGGTCTTGCCGTCAGCGGACACGCCGCCTACATACACCACACCGATGGAGTTGGCGTTATGGCCATACACGTGAGCACCAACCTCGGCCACGGGACGGCCTTCATGGACGCTGCCGTCACGATACACCACATAGTGGTAGCCTATCTTCTTCCAGCCACGGGCGCGGTGCATCCTGTCAATGTCGGCCACGGTCACGTCACGCCCCTCGGACGTGGCGGTGCAATGTACTACAATCAGATTAATGTTTCTCATTGTTATGTTTGTTTAGTTCGTTATCCACATACTGCTTCACGTCGTTCTTCACCTGTCCCATCTTGGTGTTGATGGCGAGCGAGATGCCGAAGATGCTGGCGGCATATACAAGTGCCTGGGCGATGTACCATAGTACGGAGTCCTCAATCTTGTAATGGTTCAGGAAGAAGCATATAAAGGCGAGGACGACGGCGGAGACAATCATCATCACTGCCGTGGAGTACTGTATCTTTTCTTTCGTGTCCGGTGTCATAACTGCTGTTTTTTTTTTGATTACACGGCAAAGATAAATCAATATTACGCGACAGGAAAATACATGTGTCCCGCCCTTTAGGGCGAGGATCAGCGGCTGGGTTCCGTAGGCCGCCGCTGTGCGGCGGCAAAGGCCAGCTTTACCGCCTACGACGTCTTTGTTATCGTATCTCCAGAAAGCGTCCAAGTATGGTCATAATTTATCCCATCATTTTCCTTCAGCGCTTTAAGTACGGCACTCTTAGTAGCATAGTTGCAACCTGTAAGTTTGACAACGGCACCTACAACCCCGATATTATCAAAACAATATTCGAATCCGTCTGAAGGAATATGGCTTAGGTCTGCTCCTGACAGATCCAGTAATTGTAGATTAGGAATGTCCCGAAAGCATTCATACAAAAGACTTATTTTACCCCAGGGAAAATTCCCGGCCTTAATAGTCTCAAGACGTGGACAATCATTAAACATATAATTATCACCAACAGTCCCCAATTCGTTCCCACTATATAGAACAATCTTCGCACGATTTATGTCGGCATAAGTAATATGATCCGAAGCCCAAAATAGCCCTGATACATTTGTATATGAGTTAGGCTGTACAAGAGTAACATTCATACTTGTAACCGTAGCAAAAAAATCCGTAGATTGAAACAGTAATGGTTGAAAATCCAGTCTCCCGTTATAATCCGGACCTGTAAAGTCAAAATCAAATTTCTTATCCGCATCCGATTTCATTAGGAATTCATTGCGGATATTTCTTCCGTTAATAATATGCGTAGTTTCTTCTTTGTTCGCCCAAAACCCCGTCCCGATAATATGCCCTTCGGGGTACCCCTCCCACACGAGTTTCTCCCCAAGGTATATCTTGCTGAGTTTCTTGTCTCCTAAGTAGATACTTCCCAATTTCTTCTCGCCTAAGTATATCATGTCCACCCTCCTTTCTCTATTCCGGAATACAATACAGCGTGCTACTGTCCTTCGCCGCCAGTGCCGCGTAGTTGCCCTCCGTCGTCAGCACCACTTTCGGGAGCTTGGTAACCGTAGCTTGTAAATCGCTAAGACCCTTTTCAAGGCTTCGGATGGAATCAGTATTGTTTTTGACCCCCGAAGTATTACTCTCGACCTTCGGGGCAAGCTTTGATATAGCATCGCTCAAGGTATCATGCCCGTGATTGTAGGAATCTCTGTCTACATAGTCACCCAACTTCGTATTCAAGTCCGTCTGTGTCACATACTGCCCGTGCGTGTGCGTCGTGATGTCGCCCGTCAGAACAGCCTCCACAGCTGCCTTGGTGACCTCACCAGGATCGCCCTTGTCACCCTTCGGCCCTTGGATGCCCATATTGCCTTGCGGACCTTGCGGCCCTTGTTCACCGGTGTCACCCTTGGGTCCCTGAATACCCTGCGCTCCCGTGTCGCCTTTCTCGCCCTTCTCACCCTTCAGATAGTCAAAGGTAAAAGTCGCCCCGTTGATCGTCACCGCAGGTGTTCCGGGCGTGTTGATATGCGCACCTGCCGCGACCTTGATCGACGGAATGCCGCCCGGCTCCCCCTTCGGGCCCTGCGATCCCGTGTCACCTTTCGGTCCCTGAGGCCCCGTGTCACCTTTCGGTCCCTGCGCTCCCGTGTCGCCCTTGACATAGACTTCCGTCTTCGCATAAGCCTTCTTTGCCCGGTCGTATCGGTACACGTAGTTGTCCGGCCCCACATACGTCGGGTTGTCCGCCACCTCGCTGGCACTCTTAGCCGCATTGCTGGCAGCCGTAGCCGCGTTGTTGGCGTTGTCGATCACAGTCCCCACGCCGTTTACCCGCGTCTCCATAGTGCTCACGTCACCGCTGAGCTTGTCAGCCTTCGCCACCGCACTGTCAAGCGATGCCGCCTTACTGTTTGCGTTGTCCGCCGCAGCCTGAGCGTTACCCGCCGCACGGTTCGCCGACTGCACCGCAGCATCCACCTTAGCCGTGGCAGCGTCCACCTTAGCGTTAGCCGCACTGATAGCGTCCGCCGTCGTCGTGGCCACATAGTCGCTCCACGTCTTTGTCGTCACAACCTTATAGGCTGGTGTCCCGCCGCTCGTCACGATGACAGGAAGCGATATACCCGCCGCTGTCTCTTCGGCCGTCGCCGTTTCCAAGTCCGTTATCGGGAAGCCGTAAAGCTCCGATTGGTCAAGTTTCTCTATTGCCATATCTGTCTGTTTTTATTTGTTTATCTCCGTTCTGTCTCCGTCCCTTCCTTCCCGCAGTCTCCGGCCGCTCCGTCCGCCTTTCTCCGCTCCCGTTCGTGCCGGGTTCCGTAGACCGCTGCTGTGCAGCGGCAAAAGCCAGCCTTGGATGTCCTACACCTTGAAGTATCTCATCCATTGGAAGTGTTTCCTTCTCCTCGTATAGTTCATATCCATCTCGTTCTCATAGCATTCTCTCTCAAATGATATGGATCGGTAGGCTTCACGCCAGCAGCGCTTCTTAATAAGACGGAAGAGAAACTCCAACACATAAAGCAGATAGAAGCCTACTATTAAAAGCTCCTTCTCCTGCTCCCAATGAATGCACTCATGGTTAAGGTCTTTCTTGCTCATCGTGCAACCCTTGCGGACAAACACCATATTAAGAATGGTGATAGCCTTGTACCCCTTTGGGGGGATGATAGTGTTTGTAATTACTTTCATGTTATTCTCCAGTAAATAGTCCTTCTATGGCATACCAGGCACCGCCGATACTCTTGAACTTCACAAGGGAGTTCTGTTGTATCATGACTGAGCTGTCTATAAAGTCTGTATAATTTATCCACTTATCTTCGACCGTTGCCACATTTTTATAATCATTCAGGCTCGATGCACCGGCCTTCAATACGTTAGCAACATTTTTCTTCGCGTAGAGATGATCTGAGGTATTTGCACATTTGACAAAGACTTTGTACGCGTCGACAGACAAACGTGTATCCGTAAAAGTCCGTTTGCAGAATATACTAATTTCCAATCCATCGTAATCGGATGCCTTTGGTAATATAAAGAAGTTACTTCTATAATTATAATGATTATTAACAAAGTAAGTCGTTGCAGGTTCATTCTGCGGATCTATAGTGTATGAACTCATAGACTCCGAGAATACGACCTCTTTTGTCTTTCCGTAAAGGAGATTGGCAGTCACCGAACCTTTCACGTGCAGCGTGTTCGTCTGTGTGTCTACATACATCACTGCCTTGCTCGTGTCACCGCTCTGAGCATCCGTGTCGTTCGCGTACCATGCGAAACGGTTCCCCCACGTGTTCAC